GAGGCAGACCGATCATCTGCGGCGCCCGTAGCGGCGAGCCAGACCGCAACAAAAACTATCACTATGGAGGATCGTGAGATGAGTGATGAAATTCAGGGGACACCCCCTATTGATTACGAGAAGCTGGCGACGGCCATCGTCGCCGCACAGGAGGCCGCCAAGCCCGCCATCAAGACGGCGGGCTACGTGGTCACCGACGAAGCAGACAACGCGCTCAAGCGGGCGCCGTTCGCCAGCTTTGGCGAGTTCCTGATGTCGGTCAAGAATGCCCGGTTGGGCCAGGTTGATCAACGCCTGCTGCCGTTGCGCTCCAGCGACCCGATGAACGAATCCGGGTTCAACCTGGCCGGCGCGATGGGCGATGCGTTCGTGGGCAGCGTGCTGGCGGCCAAGAGCCTCAAGGCAGCGCCGTCCGGCATTGGTGAATCCATGCCACAGCAGGGCGGGTATCTGGTGGGCAGCGACCGCAGCACCAGCATTCTGAGCCGCGTCTACGACGGCAGCCAGTTGATGAGCCGCATCGCGATGGATACCATCGGGCCGAACAGCAACGGCATGACCTACTACGCCGAGGCCGAGACCAGCCGCGCCACGGGCAGCCGGCGCGGCGGCGTGCGCTTCTACTGGATGGCCGAGAACAGCGCCGTCACGGTGAGCGCGCCGACGTTCCGTGAGATGGAACTGAAGCTGAAGAAGGCCGCTGCCGCCGTCTACGTCACCGAGGAGCAACTCGCCGACACCGCCGCGCTTGAGTCCTACGTCATGCGCATCATGCCGGAAGAAATCCGCTTTGGCGTCGAGGACAGCATCCTCAACGGCAACGGCGCCGGGCAGCCGCTCGGCATCCTCAACAGCAACGCGCTAGTGAGCGTGACGAAGGAAGTCGGGCAGGCGGCGGCCACCATCGTATCGGCCAACATCATCAAGATGTGGTCGCGCATGTGGGCGCGTTCGGTTGGTAACGCCATCTGGATCGTCAACCAGGACACGTTCCCGCAGTTGTACCAGATGACCATCGGCGTTGGCACGGGCGGGCAGACCGTCTACGTGCCACCGGGCGGCCTGTCGGGCAACCCCTACGGTACCCTGTTCGGGCGCCCGGTCATGGTACACGAATCGAGTGCCACCCTGGGTACGGTTGGCGACATCATTCTCGCTGACCTGCGCGAGTACCAGGGCATCGAGAAGGGCGGCATCCAGAGCGCCAGCAGCATTCATGTGCGCTTCCTGGAGGGCGAGACCTGCTATCGCTTCATCTATCGGGTGGACGGTCAGCCGGCCTGGAACGCGCCACTCACGCCGTTCAAGGGCGCTTCTAACACTGTATCGCCGTTCGTTGCGCTCGCCACGCGGGCATAGGGAGGAAACTATGGACGTTAAGTTACATGTGATCAACGCGTTGCCGCCCGTGGCCGATGTGTGGGGCGCCACCGCCGACACCGACATCATCGACGCGGGGGCCGGCGATGGTGTGCTGTTCATCGTTCAAACCGGTGTGGCCGCTGGCGCGTCTGCCAACACGGTGACGGTTGAGGCTTCGAGCACCATCGCCGCCGGCGCCGTGGCGACCGTGCCGTTCGTCTACCGCGTCTGTCTGGCGACTGATGTGTGGGGAGCATGGACGGCAGCCGCCAAAACCGGATTCTCGATGGTGCACACCGCCGGCGTGTCGAATGCGATGTGGCAGATCTACGTGGACAGCGCCGAGATCGCCGAGGAAGGCTATCGCTACGTGCGCATGAGCACCGACGAAACTGCGAATCATGCGGTACTCGGCGGCGTGTTGGCGCTGGTGATCAACCCGCGCTATGCGCCGCAGGTCGAAAGCGCACTGGACTAATCGGAACTGGGGAGGGGGCAACCTCTCCCCACCCTAACAGCGGTTGAAACCCGCGGGAGGTAGTATCGTGGCAAAAACAGAATTGTTTGTACGACAGCAACCGGGCGGTATGTTCGCCGTGGTCAACCAGGCCATCACGACCGGCAACATCTGGTTCGTGGACAGCGGCAGTGCGACCGGCGCCGACAGTGTAGGGGCTGGGCAAAATCCTGATCTTCCGTTCCTGACGCTTGACTACGCCGTCGGCAGATGCACCGCCAACAATGGCGACATCATCTACGTCATGCCTGGCCATGCGGAAGTTGTCACCGCGGCGGGTGGTCTTGATCTGGACGTTGCTGGAATCAGCATCATCGGGCTTGGCAAGGGTGCCGACCAGCCGACCGTCACGCTGACCACGGCAAACACGGCGGATATCGACATCGACGCCGCTGGAATCACGATTGAGAACATCCACTTCGTGGCAGCGTTCGCTGACATCGCCGCCTTCTTCGATGTAAACGCCGTTGATTTTACGCTGCGCAATTGTCGCCTAACCGGCTCCCTCGACGTGAACGCCCTGGTTTGGGTGCAAGATGCGGCGGCGGCGGCTTCAGACCGCATTACCATTGAGGGCTGCTACTGCCAAGATCGGGATGCGGCCAACACGCATTTTGTTAACTTCGCCGGCACTGGCGACGGGCACCGCATCGTCAACAACGTGCTGCACGTTGACTGCGGAACGATGGCAATCGGTGGGGCGGGCGTCATCACGAATTGCTACATTGCCGACAACATCATCAACAACGCGGCGGCCACCGTGGATTCGTGCATCAACCTGGCGGCCACGGCGACGGGCAGCGTTGTGCGTAATCTCTGCGCAGGGGCGGCTGCCCAGGCCAACGGTGTGACGGCTACGGCCTGCCTGATTGCCGAGAATTACTACGGCGTGTTGGCTGAAGACCTGAGCGCGATCCTCGATCCGATTGCCACGTAAGGAGGCAGCGTATGAGCAGGGGAGTTGATCTGACTCAGGGCGAGGCTATCACCCTATCTGCATCGTCAGCTAAGGTTGCGACAGGGGATGGAACCGGCGTTTTCATTGGCGGGGAGCGCAAGCGCTTCATCGTCATCAACGCCATTACGGCCAGCGCGACCGCAGCCGGCGACACGGCAGACGTGTATGTTGATTTCAGCCTAGACAATGTGACCTGGTACAACGCGGTGCACTTCACGCAGCAGGCCGGCAATGGAGCAGCGCGCACAGAGTACGCCGTGCTGGACGCTTCGGCGCCGGGGGCGGTGGCTATCGACGTGACGACCGATGCAGCCTCGGGTGTGGTGCGTCCGTCGCTGTTCGGCCCTTACATGCGGGCGCGCTGGGTGCTCGTGGATGGCGGCGGCGGCGATACTTCGCACACGTTCAGCGTGATTGCTTACGCAATCTGAGGAATCATGGCGTACACGACGGCAGCGGCAGTCAAAACATATCTGGGCATCAGCAGCGCCACCGACGACACGCTGATTGGTACGCTCGTTGCCGCGGCGCAGAGCGCCATCGACGTGTACACGCGCCGTGTCTTCGAGTGCTCCTCGGCCACCGCCAGGCTGTTGGATGCGGAATCTGACACCGACCCGCAGCGCCAGATCCTCTATCTGCGTGACGACCTGTGCACCGTCACGGCTGTCGTCAATGGCGACGGTGTGACCGTGACGGCGGCCCAGTACGTGACGGAGCCGCGCGACACGACGCCTTACCATGCGTTGCGCCTAAAAACGTCAACACAGACGGCGTGGACGTTCGTCACTGATCAGGAGGGCGCAATCAGCGTCACCGGCAAGTGGGCCTATTCGGCAACGGCGCCGGCGGATGTGGTGCAAGCGGCCACCCGGTTGGCGGCGTGGATGTATCGCGCCAAAGACAGCCAGGTGTTTGAGACTACAGCATTTTCGGAGGGCGGCTCCATCCGCATCCGCATGGACATCCCCGCCGACATCAAGGCGCTGCTCGACCCATACCGGAGGCTGGTAGGATGAGCATCGCCAACACGCTCGCGCAGCTCGTGATGCTGCACAAGGGGATCGAGGGTGTGACCACTGTGCCCACTGCTTATCCCGGCAGCATCAACACGGCAGACCTGCCGCTGGTGATCACGTGGCCGGGGCGAGCAACGACGCGACCATTGACAGCC